ACTCTTCCTCGGTCTCGCGAGGCACCTGAGGGGTTTGCTGGACAACCTGTGGGCGGTCTTTAAGCTCCTTCAAAACCTGATTGAGCGCGGCGTTGTTTGTGGCCTCGGCCTTGGTCTTTGCCAGAGCATCGCGTTCTTGCTTGACCTTCTCGATGATCTGATCTCGGGTGAGCTGCTGGAATTCGGGGTCAGCAGAAGGAGAATCAGCCGCAGCCGGGATTTCGTCGATGCCCTCCATGAGCACCTCAAGATCACCCGAGGGGTCTATGGTTTCAAACTTGATCTCGGGGTTCATTTCGTCAGACATAGATTACCTCCACGAATAACTCTGACGGTCTCCAGACGTACGTCGTGTTGGCGTCGTCCATGAGAAACCATCGCGTTGGAGCAGCAAAGTACTGCTTCTCTCTCTCCTCCCTGCATCTGTCGCACAGGTAGGGTTGTTTGTCGTCCACGTCATGCCTCCTTTTGCATGTCCTTGTACATCTTGTCCAGTTTGCCGCGAAAGCCCTTGAGGGCGCGGAGTTCCCCCTGCGCCCTCAGGATCTCGTGCAAATCAACCGATTGTTCCACCTTGCTCTGGGCCGACTGCGCTGCTTCCTTGAGGAGCGCCTCCAGCAGGCTCACCTGTGGTCCCTCCATAAGGTCCTTCAGGGCCTTGAGTTGCCACGGTTCCACCTGCCACAGTCGGCACGTTTTGTGCTTTATTACTGGTTCGGCTTCCACCGATACCTCCTTGTTCTTGTAGTTTTTGATCTTTCATGGCCTCGATAGCATCTGTCATCATCTCGATATCGCGGATGTAGGGGAGGTAGTCGTCGCCCTCTTTCACACCAAACGACTCAAAGATGTCCTCCATGAGCTTCGTCGCGCCGATGAAGAACTTATTGGCGACCTCTTTGATCTGAGGCGGCACCTGCGGCGAGTACACCATGGGCAGAATCTGGAACACTTGCTGCCCGTACATGGTGTAAAGCTGAGTAAGTGTCAACTTGCTCTGTCTCTGTGCTTCCTTGCTTTGCTCGACATCTGCGGTCTGCACACGGAACTTGAATCTGTTCGGGATGTCCTCGACGTTCATGGTCGAAATCGCCTGCCACGCGGTCTCTTGGAACTGTGCAGGTAGCAGCGCGATGAGTTCCTTCGCACGGTCCTTGTTGGCCACGAGCTGATACATGACGATCTGGCCCATTTCGGCATAGGCTTCCTCGGTCGTTTCCTTGATGGCGCCAAACATTTTGCTTCCCTGCTGTGCAAGGAACATAGTACCTGCCGCCGTCGTGCGAGCAGAAGTGCTGCGGCTTTCATAGCCCATCATGGCGTCAGCAGCGCCCGTCACACGGTCGGCGTATTCCTTCGCCATCATCTCAGCCTGAATCGTGGTGTACCCGATGTCCGGGAACTTGATAGGTATGAAGTCTGTCTGCGGGTTGTCGACTTGGATGTTCTTGAGAGGTCGGAATTCCTCTTCCGGTGCCACCATGCTCCCACGGCGCGTGATGTACATCTGTAGCATGGAAAGCATGCTACCATCCACGCGCATGTTGTGCAGAGCATCAATTTCGTCTTGCAGGTGTTCTACCATCCAGCCTACACCTATGCCGTAAAGCTGATTCGGGCGATTTACGTACGGTATGCGTACCATGTCTCGTATACCTAACTCGTTGAACTCTGAGCGCAGTATCTCGCTTGTCACAGGGTCAAACCAGACCTTGATGTCCTCAGGGATGCCGTCGCCGTCAACGTCCCAGAAGAGGTTGACTTCGTAGATGGCATACGAGCCCTTATTGGACGGATCAAGGCCCATTCTGCGCATCTGCTCAAGGCGTCCTTCAGGTATATCATCGGTCTCGCGTTTGATGACTTTCTCGACACTGTCGGCAAAGTATATGCCCTGCGCAGAGCGTTGAAGCAGCTCGTGTTCGTACAAGAATGTCCTCGTGGCAATCCACGGGGCGCGCTGTATGTCGAACCAGTGCGTGCGAGTGCCGAAGTCCTCTATGGCCACAGGGATGATCGTAGGCGTGTCTCGTGCGGTTTTCACCACAGTCTCCATGCCTGCCCCGCCTGCACCCTTGCGCTTGAAGTACCACTTGTCCACGACCCAAGGCACCTTGACGAACTGCGTCCCCATGGAGCCCGTTTCGTACAGGATGGTGTTGTTCGCGCCCCTGATGTTGAGGTGGCTTCGACTTTCAGCAAGCATGCCAAGCAGCATCGTTATGGCTTGGGCTGCCTGTGCATCGGCGCGGTCGTCAGAGCTTGCAACCCAGAAGGGTTTCTTCGACCCTATGCTGGACTTCAGCAAGGCGAATATGCCCTGAGTGTTGTACATGGCGAGAGGCACAGCAGCATTGCTCGCGTTCTCCCACGGGAAGGACTTGCTTCGCTGCTCAGGGCGTGCCTCACGCTGTCGTCTCCACTTGTCCCAGTCTTGCTCCATCTGCTGTCTCTCGACACCATTGAAGACTTCTTCGATCTCAGTAGACAGGTAATCCTTGATCTTCTTGCGGTCTTCCTCACCTTGAATGATGTCCCCTGTGATGATCTGCTGCTCGATGAGAGGGTCTTGAGCCATGATATCAGCCATGAGAAACCCCCAAGGACATGCTGTTGTCCGCACTGCACCAAACAGTGGTGGTCTGCTCGTACCACGGCCTCGTGCGCCAAGGCTCGATATAGATTGGATACGTGGTGACGATCTGCTGATGACGTCCAAGCAACTTCTGCAACGCATCGCAGAGGTCGTTGGCGTCCTTTTCAGACAGCTCGATCTCGATGTTCTTCACTTTCAACTTCAGTTTGATCTCGATGTCCATGCGGTACCTCCTAATACCCACAAACGTTGCTTGAACGCGACATCCACTTGCGCTGCGCTTTGCGCTTGTTCTCGCGTTCTTCCGATGACGGTGGACGATAGCGGTTTGCTACTGCTATCGACATGCAGTCTACGATGTCCTTTTTCTTGCTCTGAGGGAAGCTCATGAGTTCCTCACCGATGACAGTAAGGAACGGTGATAGGGTGTAAAGCAGCTCTTGATTGAGTTCAGGTTGTAGAGTGTTCCTTATGCGGGCGTCTTTGTCGCCAACAGACGGAAAGGGCCTCAGATGCAGGTTGATGCCCCTGCGGCGCTCTTCTTCACGCAAGATCGGCGAAAGCACCTTGAAGCCTGCGTTGGACTCCAGAAAGCTCGCCCTCAGGTACGGGGCAAAGCGCTTTGCGTTGTCGAACATCCAGTCGAACATGGTAGTTGCTGGGACGTAGCCTGCCTTTACATCGAAGTAGACCTTTTGATCCCTTGGTGTCGTGGCTTGCATCATGACAACACTGCGTGAGGTCTTCGCGTTGATGTACTTCTCGGTGCCCGCAGGGTCTATCGCCATGAGGACATCGCAGTCAGCGAGGTCATAGGTTTCGTCGTTTTCGCCATTCCTCGGGATGCTGATAAACCAATCATCACCCTCGCGGAACATGTCTGCTTCGCGGCATTTGTAGCCGGTGAGTTCCGCCAGACCTGCCTCAGTAGGATCGTTCAAGTACTGCGTCACATAGGTCCACCAATCGTTCTTGGCCATTTCGTCGTAGGCTTCCTTGGTGAACTGCTCAGGGAAGATAATCTCGCCGTCTTCGATGCCCTTGCGGTAGTAGATCTGCCAAGGCCCCTTTGCAATGCCATCCCATGTGCGTATGGGGTAGCCGGAGCACGACTTCGCTTTCCTCACGATGGAGTCGTAGACATCATCGACGGCATAGCGCGTTCCCACAACGATCACACGAGAATGCCTCATAGATACTAAGAGGGGCTTCTCCGAGGCCCAGAACCAGTTCTCGGTACCCACCATGACCGCGTTTGAGCCTCTTGCGCTGTTCAAGGCAGCTAAGCCCACCATGTCATCGACGATGTGTAGGTCGTAGTGGTGTCCTTCAGAGGCTCCCCCCACACCTCCGTACTCAACACTTGCTTCTCGGTACTTCTTGCCGCGCACTGCCATAGGTAGCGTCAGCACCGTGTCATTCCAGCCTTCTTGGCCCTTGGTGTAGCAGAACTCCGGGAAAAGCCACTTCATCATGTCGTTGGACTCAAACATGGCCTTTACAGACTTGAGGAAGTCCTGTGCTTTGTCAGCGATGGCGTTTGTGATGCGGATGCGCAGCCATGGAGAGCGTAGAAGCTCCCATGCAGTGCCAAGCTCGGTCACGATGGTGCTCTTGTAGTGACCTCGTGGTATGAACATGCCCCCTCTGCACCCCGGCTCAAGCAAGCGCTGACGAAAGTTGCACATCTCTACATGCAAGTCATCGTTGAGAAGGTCAAAGGGTCCACTATAGCCTGCTACGTACTTACCAAAGAACCACAGATTGACAAGACTAGCTTCTCTAAGCAGCTCTCTGGCGTCGGCGTTGTCTGAAATGCCCTCCGAGGCAAGCTGCTGCAAGAGCAAAGGCGCTGTTTGCTGTGTGAACAGGGGCGCTTGGGGGTGTTCTACGATCTCAAGCGTTGTTGCCATGGGCGGTGCTTGCCTCTTTCAGGCCTTTTCCAGTGATTTGGGAGTTTGTAGCCGACTTCAAGTGCTTGTAGAGGTCGTTTATAGTACTTATGGGGTTATTCGTTATGGAATCGGTGTTGTCAGGGGTCTTTTCCGACATCTATGACCTCCTCGTGAGTTATCTTCAGGCTTCCAAGGGCCTTTAGCGACTTAGACAGGTACTCTGGAGGCACATTGAAGGTGAAACCGATGTTGGAAGGGCCTTTGGAGCCCCTTGCGCCTTCGAGTTCTGTGACGGCATTGGCTGCTTCGAGCCTTATTTTCTCGTTTTTGCCGTTTACCATGAGGTCCCTGTAGACCTCCAGTGCCAAAGGAAGCAGCTCCCCTGAGATGACATCGTGCAGCCTTGTGGGGATGGGAGTACCCGGCATCGTGGAAGTGTCGTGCTCGGCGGGGAGCTGCGTAGAGTCGAGGCTGGCAGGCGCGCTATCATCATCGCTCATAATGCCATAATACATAACGGTGTCGTGCACGTCAAGGGGGCGGGGGCTCATGAATGCGTCATTTTGATACAGTCTGTGGGAATAGGTGCGCCTATCTATATAGAGGCGCGACCATCTTCGCATCGGGCGGGGTGGGTGTCGAGGCTTGCACGTGCAAGGGCAATCGTGAATATAATCACGACATAAGCATCGCCATTTGTGAAAGCAATCACGATATGCGCGCGGCCCTTATCGTGAATAAAAGCACGATAGCCAGCCAACGTTTCGCGATTAAATTCACGATTATACTGGGTATAAGCACCCCCAATCGTGATAATAATCACGTAATTGTTTACAGCATATGTGAATAGATTCACGAGTTATAGGTTATACCGTTATATCGTGAATGAATTCACCAATGACAAAAGTGTAATTGCTTTTCCATTCACGTACCGCAAAATGTAAAATATCCATTCTCTCCAATACATCTATAACGTATAATATGTATAATAATATAATAATATATAATTTATATAATAACTCCACTCTCTCCACCGTGCACAAACGACGTTGCGTAGCTCCCATTCTCTCCAATATCTCCATATCCATTATGTCCACTATCTCCAAAACTCCCCTCGAAAACGTCGTTTTGACCCGTTTATATCGTGAACGACTAGCAAGTGGTCCAAAACGACACGCTATGTCGTGAATCCAGTCGCAATAGGGTCAAAAGTGCCCAAAACCCCTCACGTATGTATACGAAACATCTGTATAGTGGGAAACAATCAATAACCCGTGGATAAGAAAAGTTATCCACAAGCTTATACACAAGTTATCCACAATTTCGATGTTATCATCGGCACGTCAAAACATCGGTTTTTACGGTGTTTTTCGATGTTTTCATGCCGATTTATTGCAGTTATCCACAAGTTATCCACATATCCACAAGCCCTGTGGATAACCGGTGCAAAACCTGTGCACAACTTTTTTTGGCATGCCGCTTGCAACGGTTTTCGGCGACGATTCAGCGGCGGCCGCACAGCGCAACGGCACAGCGGCCCTCGCACGGAGGCCCACATGTACACCACGCTCGAACAGGCACAGGCTCGCATCGACGCACTCGAAGCGTCCCTCGCCGCCCGCATGCCCAAACTCACGCTCAAAGTGTCCGAAAAGGGTGCCGTGAGTCTGTACGGGATTGGCAAGTGGCCCGTGACACTCTATGCGTCACAGTGGGAACGGGTGCTCGGGCAGAGTGCGGCGATCACGGCTTTCATCGCCGAGCATGCCGACGCACTGGCACGGAAAGAGTAACGGGGCAGGGGAGGGGAGGCGCAAGCCTCCCCTTGCCCACGGTGTCACAACCATGCCTACGTATAGCCATGATGTCATGGTGAGGGCGCGCAGCCTGTCTGCGCCTACAGGAAGGAGCGCTTATGGCAATATACCACACCAAGCCGTGGGAAGCACACGATGACCCGAGCCTATATGACCTCGTGTCATACCACGTGCCCTGCAAAGTGCATGTCTACATAGCACGCAAGGACATGCGCTTCAGGCTCTACGTTGACGACGGGAAAGGCCGCTTGCCATGTGTGCTACAGGAAGGCTCCTATAGGCAGGTAGACTTGCTTGACATCTACGTAAAAGCCTTGGAGAAGGCAGTCAGGAGGGCGGAATGAGAGTCATGAGACTGCAAGAAGACAGGCTGGTAACAGTAAACATAGCCAAGATGAAGAATCGATAGGAACGATCAATG